TAGTAATAGATAAAGTAGAGACGTTAGTAGATGATCTATCTGCTTCACCGAATGTCAAAGAAGTAATCTGGGCATCTGGTATAGTAATAGTCCTTGTTCCCAATGGAGTTGGGTCTTCTCCGCAACTTACTGGAGTTACAGTTACAGTTATAAAAGAACATCCGTAATTTTTCCAAAAATCAACGACATCAGCATGTTTTTCTGGATCAAATGGAACTGTAAGAGTAGTCTCAGAGAGAGTACGTGGCCCTTTTAACTGAAAAATACGGGCTCTTACTCCATCAGCATACTGAGTGGTTGCTGAAGTGTCAGTAATTCCTCCAAAAGTGGTAAAGTAATGTTGAAAAGGAGAAGCCTGAATCCAGTATTGTGACTGGGTAACTGGTTTATAACGTAGCATAGTAAGTGTAGTTTTTTATGCAATATTCTATATATTATTTAAACTAAGCATACTATTGAAAATATGGGTTAAACCAACGCCAGTAACCAACAGATTCTAAGTCTATATTGACTGCCTCTCTGTGCACTACATACCTATTTAGTCTAAATACGTTATGGTATAATTTTATTAGATCTTCGCAATTTTCTTCATCGAAGTTTTCTTGTTCTAATCTTGCTTTTATAGCTTGAAGAGTAGTAAGATGCTTATATTTAATATTCTGGGCCTCTGGAGGCTGCTTACGGACTTCGTTAATTTCCTCAAAGAGTCTATCAATGACATAAATAATCTCACCAGGAGAAGTATATTCATCAATTTTTAATTGAGATACACTCATCTCATTTCCAGTTAAATCAGAAACTATTCTTTGGAATCCAATGTCGTCTAGTCCTCCTTTAAAGTTAGAGGATATTAGTTTAGAAATCTTTTGTTTATTAGATAACTCTTCAAAATCTAAATTAGAGTCTTCATCTTCAGCCATAGTAGGCTGCGGTAGGTTATTTTGTCCCTCTGGAGGAAGTAACTCTTCAAAAATAAGAGAAGGGATATTTAAGTGGTCTCTAAGCCAATCAATATCTTTTACTTTATACCCTATAGCTCCAAGTTGAGAAATAACTTGAACTATTCTGACTGGGTCTTCTCTCTGTTTTAGATCTTCAAAGTTACGAGCCAGTCTAGGAGCACTTCTACCGGGGTAGTTTAATTCTACTATCCATCGAACCAAAGTAGAGTTAAGTGTCTCATCAAGCTCTTCAGAAAAGGCTTTAGCCTTTCTCATACGAACAGAGTCTGCAACTTGATCACGAGCAAAAGACCCGACGCTACCGGTTTCTTGGCCTACAGTAGTTTCTCCATTTATTACAAAACTTATTTGTTGATCTATATAACTTATTAAGTTTTCATAGATTTCAGGTCTCCCCCCAGGTTCTAAAGAGTTTATTTCAAACTCATTGGGGAAAGTAATTGAAGTTTGTTGGCCTATTCTCTCTAGAGCAATAGTTAGTGCATTTACTTCTTCGTCAGGAGTTCCAAGTGGAAAACTTCCGGTAGTAGTGGGGGTAGTATGCTTGTCTGCATATTGCAACCAAAAATTTAATAAAGTTCTTCTAAATTCTACTAAAGGGTAAAGTTGTCTGCCCAACCCTGAACCATGGACATCCATAAAATTACTATATGCCCAGTGCCTATGCAGAACTAACGACCTGAGCGGAATTCCCATCCCATCTACAGGAGACGATTTTGTAATTAGTCTTGGGCTTACAGTCCCATCTTCATTGAGTCTAAATAAAAACCTTCTAGGGTCTCTTACTTTTAGTTCAGATGGGACTATATATTTTCCTTGTCTCATCCAACAAATTTCACTTACTGACATTCCAAGGATTAAAGACTCACACATGCCTCTAATAAAAGTATCAAATCCTGAGTTGCCAGAGACTAAGGACTCTTTTCCGTAAGATTGACGAGTATTACTACCAATTCTATAAATAACTTGTCTTACAAATTCAGCTACTTCTTCGTCTTCATTAGAACGTGAGGCAGGATAAACTTCCCATGGTCTTTGTACAATTTCTCCAATTAATTTCTCCCAAGCAGCAAGTATTTGGCTGTCGTTAAACAACCTCATATACTTTTCAATAGCTCTAGGACCTCCACCACCTTCTTCTAAAAGGATGTCGTCTCTACGAGGGAGTATTACTCCACCATGCTGAAATGGAGTAGAGCTATAAGAATAAGGATCTGATTTATACCCAGCTAAATTACCCTGAGATACTCCTAAAGAAAAATAACGGTCAAAAAAACCAGTTCTGACGGATTTACCCTTAGAAGACCAGCCCCCATTTTGGGAAGACGAAGTCATTTTGTACTTGCATATTATTCTTTAGCTTCTTTAAACCTATCTTTAGTAATATCGGTATAGATAACTTCTAAGTCCATTAGCTTTTGTGTAAGCTCTTCTCTAGAAGTTATCTCTCCATTTTTCCACTTTTCAATTAGTTCTTCAGCTCCATCTACAGAAACTGTTTGAGAATTTGTGATTATGTTAATTCCTTTTTCCATTTTAATTGAGACGCATGTAGTTGGGTAGTATAAAAACTTTTATATTTTTTTCTCCAAGTATCTTCGTATTTTTTAACGTATTTGAAGTAATTAACTTTCCATGACTCTAACGTAAATAGTTCTTGGTATTCTTCTGGAATTTGTTGAGAAAATCGTCTTAGTTCTATAGCCATAACTGAACTTATAAAGTCTCCTCGTTTAGACTCCATCACATCTTTAAGATCCGAGAGGCTTATATCAGAAAACTTTTCTTTAAAAGCAACGAATAAAGGGGACTTAAAAATGTTTTTAACCTGTTCTTTTTGTTGTTTTTTTATAGTCTGCTCGTAAGCATTATCCAAAACTTCCCCTATAAAGGTAGAATCAAATTTTACTTCTAGTTCATCATTAATGTCTTTCCAGAATTTTTTAAAAGACTCATAAGCTCTAACTATAGTTATATTTGAATAAGTTTGAAGTCTTTGCTTTATTTCTACTTTAACATTACCGATATAGTGCATATCTTTGCCCTCAGGCCAACAAGCGTATCTTTGAGCTAAAGAATTTGACCATAAAAATACCGTAAGAAGAGTTTTAATTCTTGACTCTGAAGTATCTTTTTTAGGTAAGTCTCCTAAATTTTTTATATTCTCTTTCCATGAATAGAGAACGTCTAAAGATTTAGTCTCTGAGCATTTCCAGATTGCAGTTTTAGAAAGTTTACCTATATGGCTTTGATCTAGCTGACCATAACTAGTCAGTTCATTTACTTCAATATCTTTTTTAGAAATACTTTTAGGTGTTTGATTAGAAAAATTTTTGTTATAAACTTTATTTGATGAGTTAAATTCCGCTATCCATTTTTCGTGTTCATGAGTTTTTTCTGTTTTCCATTTATCGTGGTCAAGAATCATTTTGAGTTGTTCTATCGGAATATTAGATAACTCAAAGATTTTTTGAACATCCGTCAGCATTTAACTTTCTAAGCTTTAAGTCTATATAGCTTATTATATCACGATAGCTCCAACAGTCAACGATATTACTAAAAATTTTACTATCCACTCTCCTAAGATCCATCCCGGTGGTAAGTAAGTTATTGGCGTCTCTCCAAAAATTAGACCCGGGCTCATCAAAGATAAATAAAACTTTTTCTTTATCAGAGTTTAGGTCACTTTTTTCTAAAAAGCTAACAACTTGGAAAAAATGGGATAATAGACCGCAGTCCCATCCTGCAAAGACTATAAAATCGCATTCTTTAAACATAGATTCTGTAACGGATTGTCTAACCCTGACATCCACTTTTTCCTTTTCGCTTAGAACCTGCTGAAGATGAACTATCATCTTATTAATATCTTCTGTTGAGTCAATAGACTTTGCTTTTATAACTCCTATAGTAACTTTTTCGGACATAGCTATGATTTAATGTTGATCTTTAAACCTAAAGTTTAAAGTTTATAAAAAATAAGTTAATGCTTACAGAACAGTCAAAAAATCAAATCTCTAGAATACTGTTTAGTACTCCTAAATTGGTTGAGAATTCTTTATTAACTTATGAAAGCACAGTAAAAAAAATTGGTGTAGACCAATTAAAAAAAGAGTATTATGCTCTATTTAATGACTTATTCAGGGAAATAGGATTAAAAATACAAAGGCAAGAGCCAATTTCAATACTCGAATATCAAGAAAAAATACTTTTAATTTTTATTAGTCTTGATCTAGATTACCAGTTTTTTGTAGATTTTATTGGTATTTATGAAAGATTAGTTTTTGAATTTATTTTTGACCTAGGTA